CTGGGGGACGCCGCAACCTTCCCGCTCACCGCCGGCTCCTCCGTAGGTGCTGAGATGAACCTGTTGGGGATGTGCTTGGAGGACGCCCTGGCGATCTTCGTGCCCTTCATGTGAGTGCGCGACTGTGCGCCGTGTCGGCCTCCGTGTGAGACGATGATGTTCTGCCTGGCCCTCATACCCTACCTCCTAGTCCAAGCCGCGAGCGGCCTTCTCCAAGGCGCTCATGGCCGCTGTCTTATCCGAGAGGGGCGCTGGGCCTTTGCCCTCGGCCGCACGCCTCCGCGCTTCGAGCACCCAGTCCGGGGCCCGGTCGCCGGTGCGCACCTGGCGCACCTTGTCCAGCTCCATCAGCCGAACGAACGGAAGATCCACCACCCGAGCCAAGCCGAGGATCACCGGCTTGCTGATCTGCTCGACGTAGTAGTGGCCGCGCCGGCGGTCCCCCACGTCGATCCTGGGGTTGTCTGCCTTGATGGACGGGATGCCCTCGGCCGCCACCATCACTGTGCGCTTGCTGGCGTTGATAACGATGTCGCCTGGGCAGCACTCCCCATCGATCTGTGCGCAGTCAGGCACCGGCCTGACCTCCGGCAACGGGGCCTTCGGATCGATGCCGAGCATCTTCCTCTGGAGCGCCTCGTACTTCTTGCGGTCGAAGTCCGGGTGTCTGGGGCACTCTGCGGCGTGGTCCATCGAGGTCCAGTCGTAGATTCCCTTTTCCACGTCACTCATCTCTCTCCGCCTCCTATGTAGGTCTAGTCCAGGCGTTCAGTCTAGCATACGGGCCCAACGCGATTCCAGCCGTACATAGAACGAGCCCGGCTGGGCCGGGCTCGGAAGATCAGCGATTGGCCTACAGACCAGTCACCTGGAAGGTGGCGATGTGGTCGCTGTCCACGATCTTGATGGCGTACTCCGTAAGGAGTGCGAAGTCCTTACGGAAGGCGCGCGTGTGGATCGGGGCCTTGTAGAGATCGATGTAGTTGCCGAGGACCGCCGCGGTGCTCACGAACTCAGCGCCGCGGTGGGTGAGGAGGCCCTGGTCGCGGGGGAACGTCGGGTCCGCGAACACATCGATGCCCTGCTTCGTGAGCCGGCCGACGTAGCGGGGGCCGGCCACGCCGTCGTTGGCGTACTTCTGGCCTTCGTAGCCGTCCTGGTAGCTGACGGCGAACAGGATGCTCGGGTGGATGACCATGACGTTCGGGTGAACGGTCTGCGTGGCTTCCCACACCAGGTCCTGAAGGCGCTGGATGTAGATCGCCAGCGTCTTGAGGTGGTCGCGGTAGGAGACACCGACCGGGGCCGTGTTGTCCCACACGAGGCTCCCACCCGTGGCGTTCTGCCGGAGGGTGTTGACGACGTGCTTGAACTTCTCCTGGTTGATGAGCCTCGACCCGGCCTCGATGATCGTGGGCTCGGCGTCGATCCCAAAGTCGTTCATGAAGTCGATCACGGCCTGCTGCGACCAGGAAGCACCGAGCGCCCTGGGTAGCGCCTCGACGGTCTCCGCCCGGAGGAGGATGCCGTACTCGGGCAGCTGGAGAGCGGCCTCGATGTTGTACTGGTAGTCGGCCGTCACCGTGCCGGAAGTGGCCGCGTTGAAGCGCACGGACACCTGGCGGGTGAGGTAGTCGATGCTGTTCGTGATGCCGCCGCCAGTGGCACCCACGTCACCGATCAGGTTCCCATTGCGGTCGTCGCGGACAACCCGCGTCCCGTCCGTCAGCACCACCGTGCCAGGGATCACCGGCCCGTAGCCGAGGATCGGGGTGTAGTCGGTGGTCCCGGAGGGGCCGATGATCTCGCCGGGGATGTTGTTCGAGCTGAAGTCCTGGGTTCCACGGAACCCGGCCAGCGCGTCGAACATCTTGGCGCGGTCGGGAATGTTCCTCCCCTTGGCCCGTTCCGTCACGATGTCCAGGTAGTGAATCCTGGCGGACTTCGACGGTAGGGGCTGCACCGAGATCACCCGGTCGATGATGTCGTCCGCCTGGGCGGAGGCGCTCCGGGCCAGGCCGTTCTTGATCCAGGCCGGGATGCTCGCCCGCGAGGTCTCTTCGAGCCTGCCGGCCGAGAAGTCCCCAAGGGTCTGCTTCAGGAAGTTCTCCATGAGCATCGCCGTGCGGACGGCTTTCATGGGTTCGATGTGCCCGCGGTCATCCTCCAGAATGGCCATCGGGTTCATCGTCTTGTCGATGCCGTAGTCCGGCATGTTGAAACGGCGGTACTTCTCGACCAGCGCCCGCTTCGACTCTACGAGCCTCGTTTCGATGCTGCGGGCGCGCTTCAGTTGCTCTCTGGTGGCAAGAGGCATTCCTCTTCCTCCTTCTCTTCTCGAAGCCTACTACTCGCCAAGCGACGACGCCCGCGCCTGGCTCGTCTCGCGCTGGCGCTGACGATGCGCCCTCGCACGGGTGAACGGGTCATCCGACTCGTTCAGGTTGCTAACCAGCGACGTGTTGTGGTCCTCGTTCAGCGGCCCGGTGGGCGCGTTGGGGACGCTGGCGCTACGCGCGCCATCCACCACCCGCGGCGTCTCAGGCACACTGATCGGAGACCCACTCGCCTCCTGGATCGCATGAACGAGAGCGTTGGCCTCCGCCTCCAACACCTCTACGTCTCGAATCTCCGACAGGCGGCTTTCCAACCTGCGCAGCTCGGGGTGCTCACGAAGGATCACGTCGAGCTTGTGCTTGGCCGCCATCTCCGAAATCAGGCTGCGGAGCGTGTTGTTCTCGGTCTCCAGCCGGCCGATCTCGTCTTGGAAGTAGGACTCGGCCTTCTTGCCCTTCTTCCCCTTCTTCTTCTTCTTCTTCTTCTTGAGGTTCTTCTTCTTGAGCTGGCGCAGACCTTCCCCGCGTGCCAGCTCCGGGTTCATGCCATGCTCCTCAGCCCAGTCGGCCCGGAAGTCTGCGTAGTCATCGAAGTCCGGGTGGGTGCGGTCCCAGGCTGCGGCGAACGCGCCCTTGCGGCCTGCTGTCCCGCCGGGGATAGCCTCCTGGACGGACTCGGTTTTCTTGCCCTTCTTCTTGGCCTTCGCCTTCCCTCCTGGGATGTTCTTGAGGAGTTTGGAGGTAGCGAACCTACGATTCGCGCGCTTCTTCCTACGCTTATCTTTGGCCGCCTTGCTGTTCACGGCCACACGGTCACCCTTGGCGGCTTTCTGCTGGTTGAGGCCGTACTCGGCCGCGTAGCCCCTGCGCCACTTCTTAGCCCAGGGCTTGTTGAACTCCGGCGACTTCTTGTCCCAAATCTTGGCGAAGTGGGAACGCATGGACCCAGGGGCCGTGAACTCCTCTTCCAAAGCGTTCTGAAAGACATCCTCGAAGGCGGCCTCGGCCATATTTTCCGGGGCCGTTAGGGCGAGCATGGCCTTGTTGATCTGGGCGCGGACGTAGGGGTTGTCCTGGGGGCTAGCGTATGCATCCCCCTCATAGACCTCCTCCCCGCCATCATCCTCGTCTTCCTCGATGGAGCCAAGGTACCCAGCGCGACGTATGACATCGCCCTCAGCGTCGAACTCGCGCATCTCCACAAGCTGGTCGTTTCCATCGAAATAGAACTGGACCCAGCCGCCGGTGCGCCGGTTGTTAGCCTTGAAGGCATAGGCCGGCTGCAAAATGCTCATTTCCGAAACCTCCTCCTCATCCTCCTCATCGTCGTCCCATTCCGGGCCGCCGGGAGGGGCGTAGGCCCGTTCAACTCCGTACCATGGATCTGCTGGGATACCCATGCCTATCCCCGGTAATCGCATTCCATCTCAGGGTAGCCGAGGTCTGGGTCGTACTCACCCATGGGCTCGTCTTCGAGCTCGTAATCGAACTCTTCGAGCTCTTCCTCGTCTTCCTCGTCGTCGTCCTCGTCGTCGGCCTCGTCGTCGGCCTCGTCGTCCTCGTCGTCGGCCTCGTCGTCTTCCTCTTCGAGGTCTTCCTCGTCCTCCATGTCGCCGTCTTCCTCTTCCTCTTCCTCTTCCTCTTCCTCCATGGAGTAGTCGTAGAGGAGCAGGACGGCCGCCATGTCCTGGTCGAGGTCCAGGTCGAGGTCCTCCGGGTCATCCAGATCCACGTCGTATTCGTGGACTCGGCCGCACTCCTCCGCCAGGGAAACCTGGCCGGCGGTCATCTGGTAGACGGGGACGCCCACGTCGGGGTCGAAGGAGTAGTTCTCGTCTTCGTACTCTTCGACTCCATCGTACCCTTCCGCGAACGGGTCCTTGCGTCCTTTGGCTTTCCGCTTCTTCGCCATCTCTGCGGATCTCCTACGGATCTCATCCGCAGCACTCTTGGCCTTCTTCTTACGCTTGCCGAACCCGAATATCTCGTTGATTTGGAGCCTTGCCATCTCGCTCATCTCCTCAGCCAGCGGGTCCCGTTCCACCTCGATGCCAGCCGCGTCCAGTACACGCTGGACATGCTCGGCGGCCTGCTCTGGGTCCGCGTAACCCGTATGCACCGTGACGGTGCCGTTCGTGAGATCCACACCAAGGAAGGCCGCCTTCTCCAAAGCACGCGCGGCAGTCTCCGCCTCCTTCGAGTTGTTGAAATCGTCCAGGCGGATGGAGGTGCCGTCGATCATGGACACGTTGCTGACGGCGTAGGACTCGGCTTTCGTCTTCCGCCTGGGAGGGGGGACCTTCATCCCCTTTTCCCTGGCCGCCGACATGGCCGCTGCGACCGCCCTCTTCTGCGGGTACTTCTTGCCCTTCTGGGGCCCCTCGGACGGGCCGCGCTTGACCAGCTTCCCGATCTCCTTGGAGATGAACTCGCGGGCCTTGGGGGAGTACTTGG